ATCAAACAATAACAAAAGACTTATAAAACTTGGTGCCGTGCTTTTATCAATAATTCTTGCACTTTACATTTTTAATTTACAAAAATACAAAACTAATTGTAAGTCGCTCGAAAATATCGATAAAATCGAATTAGAAACACGCTTGCGTGAACTAAGCGATAAAAATGAGCAATTAGCTCGACAGATCGATTACGATGCTGTAGCGATTCAACACGCACAAAATCAAATCAACGAATTTAAAGTGAAGTGTAAAAACTGCACTTATCATTTGTCAACTAATTGGGAGAATTAATATGGAAAAACTTTGGGTAATATTTATTTTAATATTAATAATAGTAAATATATCTCCTTCTTCAGCCCTTATTTTATTATTTGCGTGTATTAAAATAGCACTAATATTGACTTTTCTTAAATATTATAAAAAAAATAAATAAAACTTATGAAAGACTTAAAAGAAATACAAATCGAGATCAAGAAAGAGTTGGGCGGGGCGAGTTTGAATCATCTTCTTTTTTATTTAAAAGAAAAAACTACGTTTAATGTGGCAATTTATTCCAATGATTTTTATATTAGTTTTAATTACAGAAAAATAAAATTTGACCTAAATTTTATCTTACTCAACGAAAACAAGCACTGCAATAACATTTTTGCCCAGTCGGAAGAGTTCCAAAGAAATCTTTACGATGCGATACAAATTATTAAAAATATTAACAATAAATAAAACATATGGTGGAAAAACTTTATTTAACAATCATCTTATTATTATTCGGCACGGCTCTAGCATTCACAAACCATCTTTTATTTATAGTCTTTTTATTCATTTGCTTTTGCTTGATGCTAAATATTTTAGTCAATTGCATTTCAGCAATTATTGAAAATGAGAAAGATATTGACTTGTAAATTTTGATTTTATAGATTTGTAAAAAGTTAATATTTCGGCAAGAGGGGTTTCATATCCCCTCTTCGCTTACTTGTGATGGAGTCAACGTTTTTATATTTTAAATGCGGTTGCCATGACTTCATCGCTGGAAAGCGAAGCACGCTACACTGCTTGATGAGATACAGCGGTAATAAAGTTAGTAGCTTTCCTTCTTTAAATCTGGTGGATCAGGTTTATATTTTTTTTATGGGGTCAAGAATCCACGCTTGCCTAATACAGGAAATCGGAAATGGGTAATATCTTAATTGATTTTAATTTAGTAAAAGACGAGACTGGAAGACAAAAAAATAGACAAATAGCTAGGTTATTTGACGATATAAAAGGTTTTCCTATGCCCCCTTTAGTTCAAAAAAGAATTAAAGAAGCTCTTTACGAAATGGAAAATGGAATAATAACATTTATACAGGATAACGGAATTTATGACAAATCAAAACAAAACTAGAGATAGTTTCATATTTTATCGCAGTTTTTTTTCTGCCACAAAACATCTAAATCAGGTCGAAAAAGCACAACTTTTTGAGGCTATTTGCTCTTATGCTTTAGATGGAAATCTAGGTTTATTAGAAGGGACACCTCAAGGTATGTTTGAGCTAATAAAACCGCAACTTGATGCCAATAGAAAAAGGTTTGAAAATGGTTGTAAAAAAAAGCAAAAGATAAGCAAAACCGAAGCAAAACCGAAGCAAACAATAAGCAAAGATGAAGCTAATGTAAATGTTAATGTAAATCATAATGAAGAATGTAAATCAGAATTAATAAATGATAATTTAAATAATAATTCTAAAGGTGTCGAAATCGACACGGTTAAAACTAAAAGATTTATAAAGCCAAATATTCAAGAAATTAAAGATTATTGTTTTGAGAGAAAAAATAATGTTGATGTAAATAAATTTTTCAATTACTACGAAGCTAACGGCTGGAAAGTTGGTAAAAATGCAATGAAAGATTGGAAAGCGTGTGTTAGAACTTGGGAAGGGAATAACTTTAACAATAACACCAAAACTAATGATGAGCCTAAATTTTTAAGTGAATATCAACATCTTTTAAACAAATAACATGGAACAAGAAAATTTTAATCAAGAGATAGAAGAAGCCTTACTAGGCACTATTCTTTCAAATAACATGTATTTGTTAAAATCACCAAACCTAGAAGCTAAACATTTTTACTTCGATGATTACCAAAAGATTTTTGAAGAAGTTATTAAAAGAATTGGAGCTGGTGAGGTTGTTGACTTTAAAATTATTTCAACATTTGTTAAAAACAATGGAATCGATACTAAAATTATTAAAAACCTGTCTAATGCTACTGCTGGATTAGCTGATATGGAATCTTATTCAAATGAAGTAATTAGGTTATGGCAAATAAGAGAGTTAAAAAAGATATTAACTTTAATAATAAGCGATAAAACAAGCGATTTTAATGCTATTAAAACAAAATTAGAGGGAGACATAGCCGACATATCAATAAATATGTCTAATCAGCCTAAAAAGATTGATAAAGTTATAGATGATGTTTTATCTAATCATCAAAAAGAGTTAATCTTTACAGGATTTGATAAATTAGATATTCTAACTGGAGGCTTTGAGCTTGGTAATCTAGTTATTATCGGTGGCAGACCATCAAGCGGAAAAACTACATTTTGTTTGAACTTTGCTAAAAATGTTTCTTTAAGCCATGGAGTTTTATTTTTCTCAATGGAAGTATCGGACAAAAGCTTAGCAAGAAAGTTTCTAAATGAAACAACTGGAGCTAGTGCTTATAGATTAAAAATCGGAGCAACAACCGAAGCCGACAAGCTATCAATAGAAAACAATAGGCACACTTGGAAGGATTATAATTTGATTCTCGATCAAGAAAACGGCATAAATCTTTTAACGATCAGAAGCAAAATTAAACGGGCAATGCTTAAAAATGATATTAAAATGATTTGTATTGACTATTTACAATTAATCGCAAGTTCTGGTAAGGAATTTTCAAGAGAGCAACAAATATCAAGAATTGCCGAAGGTTTAAAGAAAATAGCAAAAGACTTCAATATTGTTGTTGTAGCTTTGTCGCAATTATCAAGAGCTGGAGATTCTAGAGAAAACAAAAGACCAATCTTAAGCGACTTAAGAGACTCGGGAGCTATAGAACAAAATGCGGATATTGTTATGTTTACACATAGAGAAGAATATTTCTTGGAGCGAGAAAAAGTTCCCGAACACTCAAAACATTATGGCGATTGGCTTACATGCTACAATAATGTAAAGGGTAAAGCAGATATAATTGTTTCTAAGAATCGTGAAGGCGAATGCGGGGACATTTTATTTAACTTTAACGGCAAACAAAGCAAATTCTGGGAGGCGAATGACTCATATTAAACACATACTTGCAAAAACTATCGCAAATGCAAGTAAAGCAAAACTTTATCATCAGAACAGAGATATTTTTCTTAAATATTTTGATAGCATTGAGCAATACGAAACTTTAATATCGGCGGGTAATTTTAAAAAAATCGACGAAATTATAAAACAAAATTCATCTTTTAACCTAGATGAGTTTATTATTAACTTTAAAAACTAAAAAATATGACCGAAACTATGAAAAAAGAAATAGAAAATTTAATTAATGATTTTTCAGATAAAAATTACGAAAAAACAAATGTTGATAATTATTATACAGAAGAAATAGAATATCGGGTAGACGATGATGTCAAAAACCTGCTTTATAAAATTGGACTTGCAATAAATAATGACATATTGATCGATATGTTTAAAAAGCCAAAAACAATTGAAGAAATTGTAAGCGAGATTACAGAAGCTAAAACCCCTGACGATTTTGATGAACTTAAATTGGTAAAATCTGAAAGAGATGCAGATATCAATCCGAAATATGTTTATGAAATCCAAATAATGAAGCATATTCCAACTGGGAAGTTTTATAGATTTTCAACGGAATTTTCTGGAGACTATTATTGCAAAGCTGAATTTGAGGGAGAAGTAATCCCAAAAGAAATTGTAAAAACTGAGTGGGTAAAAAAATAAAAGGAGAGATTTGAAAATTCTATTAATTGAAGACAGCGAAATATTAACAATGTTATTAAAACATCAAGCTAAAATATTAGATGTTAATTTAACTTGTGTTGATAATTTTGTTGATGCAATTATTGAGCTTAAAAATAATATTTTTAGCTTTATCATACTTGACAATTTTCTTGAAAAAGAAGATATAAAGGGAGTGGATAAAGCCGAAACATTAAAAGGCTATTCGCAAGCGAAGATTATTCTTTCGAGTGCGGATAGCTGTATTATTAAGAATAAGTGGATTGACGAAGTAATTCCGAAATCACAATTAGAATTAATAAATGTTATTAACTTATGATGATACACGAACCAATCTTTAAAGATAATCGACAAATTGGCGATATATTTTTGCTTAAAGATGAAAAGCTTAAATCGGTTTGGGAAATACAATATAATATTCACCCTGACTATTGGGGACAAGGTATTATGTCAAGAGAGTTGCCAAAGTTTTTAAAGCTTCACCGCAATAAAAATATTGGTGCTTTTGTTAAAAATAATATTGTTAGTGAAAAATTATTAACAAATAATGGTTTTGTGGAATTTCCATTTAAAGCTAAAAGTTTAGCTAAATTTTATTTAAAAACAAAGGAGAGATTATGGAACCCGTAGTTGTATTTATAGTGATGATAGCATTGTTTGAATTAAGTAAATTAACTTGGTAAATTTATGAGAAAAATATTTAATTTTATAGTGTTGTTAATTTTGATTAAAGGAAATAAATGCACAATCAAAGACAGGGGTGAGTTAAAGATTCTTTATTCTTATTATTCTAATTATAAAAATCGTAATTTTTCTTATTATTTTAATGATAAATTTTTTGGTAAAATTATTTTTTGTAAAGTAGTCTGGGAGGATTCTATAACTTATGAAGTTTTAAAAGATGAATGTAAATTTGAACTTTGGAACTGGCAAGCAAAACTTTTATATAAAATGGCTAAAAATAAATATTTAAAATCATGAAATACTTTACAATTGTTGGAATAATAGTGCATATTGCGGTTATTCTTTATTTATTTTTCTCTTTTGTTCTAGGGGATATTAATTTTATAAATTGGGAACAAGACCAAAGGACAGCTTATATTTTAGCTTCTATTCTTTTTTCAATTATATTTGTTATTATTCCATCTTATACAATATGGGATTAAATTATTTTAATTATTTTTAAAAATAATGCTTGACACATTAAAACACTTGTATAATATGAGTCGCGAAGGTTGATAAAAAGACTTTTAAAAATAAAAAAGTCAAGCTTTAAGACTTAATTTAAAATAGAAGCAGACCAGCCGATGGACTTCGGCATGAGGGAATATTGAGGGCAAGACAAAGCGGTTATGGAGTTATTCTTTTAATCGTGAGGTGCAGTAAGAAATCTCGAAAGAGTATGCGGGGCTTTGTTAAAAAATCGTAAATATTTAAAAAGCTACACTGTTTGCGTGTCAAGATTTAGATCGTGCTATAGAAATGTAGTTGAAAAACGCTATGGTGCTATTCTTCTGCAGAAGTTATAGTGGAAAACGGACCAAATAAGTCGGAATAACTTATGTGTAGGTTTAAATCCTACCAGTGTAGCTTTATAAATATTTATTCGGTGGGTCGCTCCCGCAAGTGGTTTTTGAACGAAGTAAATTCGCACCAGTCAAAAACGGCTATACAGTTCGGAAAGACGAATACCTGTTTTTGTTTTTGCAAAGGATTGGTTTCGGGTTAAAAACACAATACTTAGAGACTAGTGGAAAGACACTTGACAGCTGGGAAAGACCGCAATATACGGCAATTCTGCGTGAGAAAGGTCATTCCTTTTTGCTAGTTGGATTCTAGCAATTGCCACCTAGCCTAGGTAAAGATGAAGGCAGAAATATTAGACAACGCAAGTTGAGCTAGTTAAATTGCTCGAAAGAGCTTCATTAATCAAGCGGTTAAGTTTAGTTAATTATATTTAATACTAAACCTCTGGGACGAGCAAGCTAATTACCATCATCGCTTTGGTAAGTTCCAAGATTAGCAAGTGGGGAATGTCTAAGAAAGTTCCACTTTAAGGCACAGTTAGACCAGTTAGCCTTCTGTAAAAAGGCAAATATTAACTTAAAATTTAAAAATATGAACATCTTTTTACCATTATTACAAATCTTATTCATTGGGCTAAAACTAACTAATCAAATTGATTGGGATTGGTTTTTTGTTTTATCACCAAGTTTATTTTTATTAGCGGTGATTTTATTGCCATTATTATTAATTTTAATTTTAAAAATAATTTATAAATAACCTACTCAATATTAACTTAAAACTAAAAAAATATGAACATTAAAATTTTTAAAACAAGAGAAGAGTTTTTGCAATATGCAAAACACCTTATTAAAGATCCTTCTATTACCAATATTCCTTATGTCGCTTATGCCCGCTACATCGAAAAAACAATACATGGCGAAGATGCAAGCGAATTAAGAGGATTTAAACCAAGTCAAAATCAAAGAATTACTGATAGATTACAAGAGGAATTGATTAAGCTTTTAACTAAAGATGCTGAAGAAATTGTTTTAGAAAATGATTTATTTCAAGCTGTTGTTGAAAAAAAATTAGAGGGTAATTTGGAAATTGAAACAATTCCTTGTGCAATTGATAGATTAATTGATTATAGTGCATATGCTTTAATTACACATGAAAAAAAGCATATCGACCCGAGCAATAATATTTGGCTTTACATAAATAACCACGAAGTTTATTTATCAAAAAGACAAACAATAAAAATCAACCAAGCAATTCAAGAAAAACTTGATGAATACTGGGCAGAAAATCAAACAGAAGACGAGAAAGAAGCGACTAAAGCGGAAAAGCTTTGGGAAATGAACGAGGGGAGATAGTATGAGTAAATCATTAAAACAAATACAAGAATTTAATTGCAGAAAAATTATTTGTGCGGTTAATGGGACTGAGAATTATCAGGAGGCTTTGAAATTAGAATATGATAAAAAGGGCAATAATACAATTTCAGTTCCACTTCGAGAATATGAAGGTGAAGACCTCACGCTTGATAGAGTGTTGCTGAGTTTGGGTCTTAGAGATTTTTCTATAGCAAAACCTGAGCTTAAATTTTACAATGGATTTATAATCACAATTAATGGTTATGCTTGGGACTTAACTAAATCAACACTCGAAGACCAAAGCGAAGAGACGCAATATGGATTATTGGGAGGGGAAAATGATTAAAGGTAAAGTTTTCACAGCACCAGAAGTGCAAGCGATATTATTAGGTAATAAAACAATGTTTAGGGAGGTGATTAAAGTTCAGCCCACAAACAGCGAGCAAAAACTTTTTGTTACAATTTCAGGAAATAAAAGAAGACATAATAGATGCTCTTGGCTCGAGTGCGATGATAAATTAAACGTTAAAAGTAGAAGCGATTATTTTAAATACCCCTACGAAGTAGGACAAAAGATTTTTTGCAAAGAGAGTTTCAACATATTTGCTGGTCAAGTTGCTTACAAACAAAACTTAGCTAATGCTGAAAAGTATTTTTGGAAACCAGCTACACAAATGAAGCAAGAACACTCACGCCTAACCCTGCAAATAAAAGAGATTAGAGTGGAACGCTTGAAAGATATTAATGAGGAGGATTGCATAAACGAAGGTTTTGATTATGATTGGTTAGAAGGAAAAGGCAATATTTTGATTGCGGGGTCAATTACAAACAACTTTGAAAAATATTGGGACTCAACACACAAAAAACCAGAAGAGAAGTTTGGGGCTAATCCCTTTGTCTGGTCAATTCGATTTGAGGTAGTGAAATGAAAGTTTATGGAATAACCGAATTTGGTGTAAAATGGCATTCGTTTTATAAAACAAAAAAAATTGCCAAAAGTCATTTACTAAGATATCAGCCAACATGCAAAAAGCAAGTCAGTCGTAGCAAATTGTCTGGATGCGAAGTTTATGATAATTCAGAAGGACAAACTTATTGTATAATTGAAATAAAAATAATAACTAAAGAATTTAAAAAAAAATATGACTAAAACAACGAATTACGAAATTTCAAAAAAGCTTGCTGAGATTGGGTTTTCAAGGCAACCATTTTGGGTTTGGACTTCTAAGGATTGTTGCTGTCCATATGAAACACACCTTGATGGATTTAGAGCTTACGACTTAGAGACTTTGCTTGATGTTTTGCCTGACACTATAGGTGGTTGTTTAATGATTCACAAAGAGGGCATGTATTACCAAGAATCTATGGTAGAAGTAGCAAAACTAGAAAACGAATCACTAGCCGACACTGCTGGCAGAATGATTATTGAACTTTATAACAATAACTTAATTAATTTTTAAATATATGAACGAAACTTTAGAAACACAAATAGAAAGTATTAGACAAATTTCTAATGATAAAATACAAGAAAGAGACGAAGATTTTTACTGGGGAACAGGGGATCTCTGTGATCGTGCTAGCCATGAAGCTAGAATTGAATTAGCAAAAGAAGCTATTTTGATTATTGACGAGCTGCAAAAAGAAAATAAAGAGGGATTTGTTTTATTAGATAGAGCAATGATTGGTTGGAGAGAATCATCAAAACTGCCTATGGAGTTAGCGCAAGATATTGTTAAGCTAAGGGATGAGATTGATTTAGCAATTGAAACTTTAAGATGTTATGCAAAATCCGATAATTCTGAATTAGCAAAAGAAACATTAATGAAATTAAATGCAAGTTTATGAAAAAATACATCGCGGTTATTGACAAAGATTTTGGCGTAATATTCCCCGACTTTGACGGTTGCGTAAGTGTAGGCAAAGACCTTAACGACGCAATAAACATGGCACAGGAAGCATTAGAGTTTCATGTTGAGGGCATGCGTGAAGATGGTGAGGAATTGCCTGAGCCTAAGACATTGGAGCAGGTTAAAAAAGAGTATTATAAAAATGTTTTTAAATATCAACCAATATACATAAAATAATGAAAGAATGTTCTAATAGAAAAAAAATTGATAAACATGTAAATAAAATAGTAAGAAGTTTTATTCCAATTGGATATTGGGTTTATCCTGACGGCGAGCATATACCTTTATTTAAAACACCATTTAAAATAACGCAAAAAATTTATCTTAAATTTGGCGTAAAGTATAAAGAATTTTAAAAAAAAATGAAAGAAAAACAAATTGTAATTTTAAAACCTATTAACAAAGAAAAAGGGTTTTGCATTGATGATAAACTTTATAATGAATGTTTAAAAAGAATTGGTATAGAAAGCAAAAAGAGAGATATTGATCCATTTGTCTTTATTACAAAAGAAACAATAGCTTTTATTATTTCAGCTTTTCTTGATAGATACCAAAACAAAAAAATAAATAAATAATATGAAAGAAACCGCTGATAATGTTATAGCAAAAATATCAAATCGATTACTTTTAGTTAAAATCGAAAAAGATATTGTTGGAACTAGCAAAGAGCCAAACAATTTTTCTGAAAAATCGGAAAAAACGGACGGCAAAATTATTAATATTAACTTTTAACAAATGAAAGAAACCAAAACAGCCTACATACTTGCTTTAATCAAGACAAAAGGTTTTGTTGAAGCAAAAAACATTAATCAATTAGCTTTAGCACTTGATATTAAGCCCGAAAATTTAAGAGCTATAATTGATGCAATTGAAATAGCAAATGCGGTTGATGATAAAGCTAGGCACAATTACCATGATTATTATTTTAAGGGTAAAGGTAAAAAGAAAAAAGGAACAGTGATTATTTGTTATAAATGGGCTGATGATACTAAAAGTGTTTTAAGCAATAAATTTAAAGAGATTTTGGGGGTTAAATAATATGATAAAATATTTACTTTTACCAATTTTATTAACTGGTTTCCACTATTATTTTTTTTATAGTTTGTGGCTTTTATGGAAAAAGGGAGCTTATAAACTGAGCTGGCATGATGGGTTTCGTTTCGCAATATCAACAAATGTCGTTGTTTATTTTTGGATTCAATTTTTTAATTTTATCTAATAAAAATAGGGTAAATTAGTAGTAAAAATAGGGTAAAAATAGGGTAAATTAGTAGTAAAACCCCTTTCAACCCTTGAAAATACTGAATCCATAAAAATACCGATTTTTTTTAATTATTAGTAAAACTCAATCCTTGATTTTGTAGGCTTGCGACCATTTTACTTTTACAATTAATTTTTTTTAAGCTTAGACGCTGTTGTGTTCGCAATTATATTTAAACTAAAAAATAAATAATATGTATAAAACTGAAAACGAATTTAAAGAAAAAACTTTGCAAGATTTAGATAAATTGATAAGTGATTACTTTAATTACAAAGAAAGTTTCTCGCCAATTGATTTAAAAATTTTGGCTGAAAATTGCTTAAAATTAATAAATAAAGATTTTTAAAAATAATTCTTGACTATTAATTTAGCTAGTAATATGATACTCCCACGCACCACATAAAAACCTTTTTAAAAATATTAACTTAAATTAAAAAAATATGACATTTCAAATAAAAAAAGCAACAAGAAAAGCAATACCAGCTATAATTTGTCTATATGGCAAATCTGGTGGTGGCAAAACATATTCTGCATTAAAATTAGCTCAAGGATTGGTTGGGAAAGATAGAATTTGTTTAATTGATACCGAAAATGGAAGAGCGAGTCATTACGCAGATGAATTTGATTTTGATATAATTGATTTAGAACCTCCATTTAGCCCAGCTCGCTATATTCAGGCAATTAAAACCGCTCAAGACAATGGTTATAAAGCTATTGTTATTGATTCAATTTCTCACGAATGGGAAGGTATTGGTGGTTGCTTAGAAATGGCAGAAGGAAAAACTGGATTACAAGCTTGGGCTAAACCAAAAGAACAACATCGTAAAATGATGAATATGTTATTGCAATCTAAAAGCCATATCATTTTTTGTGCAAGAGCTAAAGATAATTTAGAGCAAGTAAAGGTTAATGGTAAAACTGAAATTGTAAATCATGGATTAATGCCGATCCAAGAAAAAAACTTTCCTTTTGAAATGCTAATCACTTTAAAAATGCAAGATAAAGGTAAAGTTGTGATTGAGAAATGCATTAAAGGTTTAGGAGAATCTTTAAAAATCAATGGTTATATTAATGAAAATCATGGCAAAATTATTGCTGATTGGATTAATAAAGGTGAAAAAGTCAATTTAGAAATTAAACAATTAATGGCTGATGCAAGACTTGAGGCTATGAAAGGTGAGGCAAATCTTAAAAATTGGTTTGAAACCCTTGACGAGAAGCAAAAATTAATTGCTAAAGATTTTAGCAATGAATTTAAAAAAGAATTATCTAAAATAGCTAAAGAAATTGTAGAAGATGTTGAAACAATCGAAGTGGAGCAAGGTATAGAAATTGAAAATCTTTGCAAACAAAAAGGTATAGAAATTGCTACAATATGCAATGCATATAAAATTGATGCAATTATTCATTTACCAGCTTCTAAATTTGCAAAAGTTATTGAAACTTTGAATTCAAAACCTGATGCAATAAAAGAGGAGGTGGTAAATGTCAATAATTAGAAATATAGACCAATGTGTTCAAGGCTCAGAAGAATGGTTAAAATTAAGATTAGGGGTTGCCACAGCCTCTAATTTTGATAAAATCATCACAACCACTGGCAAGGAATCCGAAAGTTTAAAAAAATACGCCTTACAATTAGCAACTGAGTTAATGCTAGAAACTCCTGAGCCATCTTTTAAAAATGATGTTATGGCAAGGGGTAATGAGCTAGAATCATTAGCAAGAGAAACCTACCAAGAGCAAACTTTTAATGTTGTTGAGCAAATAACAATGTTTAAAAGCGATTGTGGTAATTTTGGATATTCTCCTGACGGACTTGTTGATGATGATGGTTTAGTTGAAATAAAATGCCCGATTGCCACAACGCATTTCAAATATTTACTTGATAACAAAATGCCAACTGATTACTGGCAACAAGTTCAAGGTGGGCTTTGGGTTAGTCAAAGAAAATGGATAGATTTTGTTTCGTTTAACTCATATTTTAAAGATAAGAAATTGTTTGTTATTCGAGTTGAAAGAGACGAAGAGTATATCGCAAAGTTAGCGGAATTAGCAAATAAAGTTATTTTGCTAAGGGATGAATATTTAAACAAATTGGAGGGGAAATATAATGTTTAATATAAAAATAATCCAAACAATAAGATTAGATAAAGAACAATGTCGAGGAACGGAGTTATATCACGCATTTTTAATTGGACTTGGTGAGGATGGTTGCCTTTATGCTTTAAAAAATATTTCTAGGAATATGAGCCCTAATCAACTTGCATGGGAAAAACTTGATGTTAAATCTCAAGAAGAATTATGGGCGGAAAATGACTAAATTCATCTTCACTCCCGAATCTGATAAAATGGAATTTGGCGACAAGGTTTATATGCACGCCAAAGAGTTAATGAAGAAAGGCAAAGAATTTCAGGTTGAATTTAAACCGTTTGTTAAATCTAAGTCTTATGACCAGCTAAAAGGAATACATAAGCTTTGCGAGATTTACGGCAATTATATGTCGGAAAGTTTGGGACTTAAAGTTAGCTTTGAAAATGCTAAGGAAAATCTTAAATATGCTATTGATTATACTCGATTGGCTAATAAAGATGAGGCTGTAGCAGAAACTTTAAAAATCAAAAGAGATTTAAAAACAAAAAGCAAAAATATGACAATTAACGAATTTAATTCTTTAGTTGAAGGTTTGCAATTGGAATATCTAGTCCCAGCTTCATTTGCCGATGCAACTCTTGAAGAAATGCAGGAGTTGATCGAAAAGGTTCATGAACTGGGACGAGAAAGAGGCTGGCATAACTTGATTTTGACGAATCAGGAAATGCAAGAAATGGTTAATTATTATCAACAAAACTAAATAAAATATGGAAAATTTACAAAATTTATCGCAAGCCGAAAAAAGAAAGTGGCTTGTAAAAAAAATGAAAGATAAATGGCATTTAGACGAGGAAGATATTATAGATGGAGATTGCGAAGATAATGCAATAGTATGTGGCAATGCAGATATTAAATTTATCGATATTTTTAAAACTATCAATCAATTAGATTGGGTAGGATTTGAAATAGGCGACATGGAAATTTTTATCGATGTAAAGATTGCTAGAAATTGCATAAACGGAGAGTGTTATTTGCCAACACCCGACGAGTTTGGTATTGTCGGTGGAATAATTAGAATTTGGTATGATTAAAATTTATAAATAAAATATGATTCAATTCCTAAAAAAATACAAAGCTAAAAAAGAATTAAAAAAGAAGCTTGAAAAAGCTAGATTTATTAATTTTTACGGCAATAAAATTGATTTAAGTCTTGGTAAAATTATAGGAACCACTTGTTTTACTAACACAATTACTACAGCTACTCTTTTCGATGACGAATATGACACAATAGATTGCTATATTACACTTAAATATGAAAATTTCTTAGAAAAAAGTTTATTTATTGGGGAAAATATAGAAAGCATTAGAGATAAATATTGCCGTGAACTTAATGATTTTATTAACTCTGGTAAATTTACAGAACGATTAAATGAATATAATGAATTAAAAAAAAAATATGAATTATTATAAAAAAAAAGGTAGCAAATATAAAAATATTAAAACCGCAGATGGTTTTGATAGCAAAAAAGAGCGTAAACGATATTTAGAGCTTGAATTAATGCAAAAAGCGGGCGTTATAAAATGTTTAGCAAAACAAGCTTCATTTGAGCTTGTAGAAACATTTAAAGATAAACAGGGCAATACAGAAAGGGGTATTAAGTATATAGCTGATTTTGTTTATTATGATAACGAAAGAAAATCTCTTGTGATCGAAGATGTCAAATCTCCATTTACTAGAAAATTACCAGCTTATGTAATTAAGCGTAAATTGGTAAAACAAAAATATCCTGATTATTTATTTTTAGAGGTTTAAATGTTATTATTAGATATTTTACAAGATATTGCTATTATTTTTTATTGTTTCGGTTCGCAAATAACTAATAGACTTGGTTTGGTTGGAGCTATTTTATTTTTAATTTATTGCCCCTTAAAATTGTTAATGTATTTTTTTTAGAGGTTTAAATGTTATTTATTTTAGTTTTTATTTTTATCTTTTTTAACAGCTTAATGTATAATAAATACTCACAGCTTCCTTGGAAAGAAAAGAGGATTGATTATGCTTTTGGTTTAACAATGTGCATGATCATTTTTGTTTATTTAATTTGGAGGGTTTAGTATGAGTTGTAATCTATCATTTTTAGTCAAAGGACTGACTATTTTGTTTTTGTTTTTTTTGTTTTTTATTGGACTCCATATTAGTGCAAATATTATAAAAAGCAAAGCTTCTATTTGCGATGTTGAAAAACAAAGCAAATTTATTCTCGAATGCTTAAACGCAAAAGAATTGCAGTCTATTAGTGTTTGTAAGAAAATAGCAAAAAGTTTATATTGTAAATAATTAATCGCACCAGCTTTTTTTCTTTTCGCCATAATAAGCCCTACCAAGCCCGTTTTTAATCAGCTCTTGAGCTAAATCGATATTGTTGATAAAGACTTTGGCAACTATTCGACCGCCGTATTTGTCCCACTTGATTTCGGTAAAAGTAATTTTTTGATTATTCTTTTGAGCATTCTCAATTGCTTTTTTTGTAAATATTGTAGCTTTTTGTCCTAGAGCATTTTCTTTTTCACATTTAGCGCTCGGGGCTTTTTCGGGGGCATCAATCCCCTTAATTCTAACAAAAAGTTTTAATTCTTGCGGCAAAAATTCATTGGCAATTTCTAAACTATCGCCGTCAACAATTCTAAGAACTTTCCAATTATAAATTTTTGGCTCTTCCGCTTGCGCAGTTGAGCTAAATAAAAATAGAATTAAGAATATTAGCATGATTTATATTTGGTTATTAGTTTATAATTTTCTTCTTGATTTTCATCATCAATTTCTAAAATAAACTCTTCTTTATCGACAATTTCATAAAGTTTTTCTAGCGCTTTGATAGATTGGCTTCCATACCAATCATAAACTATTCCCGCTTTTAGAAAATTTGGAATTAATGTAGTTGCTGGTAAAATGCAACCTTGAGAATTATCAATTGAGTTTCCGCCATGTAATCTTACTCCTTTCCTTCCTTTTGTGTTTTTGACTAAATATAATTTAGTTTTGAAGCGGTTAGACCAAGTCATTACGCATTGATAAACGTCAGCTAAAATACAACTAGATTCATTTTTTTTAGTAGCCAAAATATCTGAGTTGTTTTCTTTGTTTTCGTAAAATCTGGCTGGCTCAATAGTGTAAAGCAAAGGAGGGAAATTTGGTTTTAATGGATCAATGACAGCTCCAAGCGTAGTGCCATATTTAAAAACTTTACCCTCTTTTTTTACTTCCGAATAATTACCGTTATTGCAATAATAACGTTTAAGAATCAATTTTTTCATTATTATTTTTTAAAGATTTATAAAAAATCAACATTTGTTCAGCCCAAATTTTAAACTGAATAGGTGTTGACGCTATTTTCTTTTGCTCTTCTTTACTAAAAGTATTACGCCTCGGATATTCTGGAAGCGTGTTGATATATTCTTGTAATTGCTCTTGTGATAAACTTTTACTCAAGTGCTTTGAGCAGGAAGTCATCATCAAGATTGCCGTCAATATTATAGTCAATTTTTTTAGCATTTTTAGCTTTGTTAAGAGTTGTTTTTAATTCTTGGATTTTTTCTTGGTGAAATTCCTTTGTTTCTTGCTCAATTTTTTCATACTTTTTAACTTTATTTTGAGCCTCAAAATAATTATTAACAAAGCCAAGAATAAATAAAAACAAAATTACTCCAATAACTCCGATTGCAAAGTTTTTGGATTTAAGAATTAGTGGTAAAATAAAACTAAGCATTATTTTTTTAAAAGTCCAGTTAATAAATTAATGTTTCCTAAGCCTATAATCGCAAAGAAACCACTTCCAGCATAAAATAGGAACTTTCCTAAATACTCAAATGTTTCTTTCTTTAACGGCGTAAAAATATCAATCCAAATAAAAATCAAATAAGATAATAAAGCAAGTAAATAAATGATTGCATAAACTTTTGCTCCGCTTTCTTTACTTAACATATTTCTCCATTTTTTGAATTAATTCCATGTTTGATTTAACTAAATCAACTAAAGCATGTTTTTCGTTTTCTATAGCATGAGTTCTTTGTTTGTAGGCGTTTAAATCAATTTGAAAAGCTTCTAATAATTTGTGGGTTTTTAAATCTCTTTTTTCGTTTGCAATACTTGCTTTTTCACCCGCTTCTTTTAATTGAACAATTTGTTCTTTATTTTCTAAATTAGTTTTTTGCAATTCTTCATAATTTTTTTGCATTTCTTCGTAGCCCTCTTTTTTTTCTTTAACTGCAAAAATAAATTTTAAAAGTTCTTTAGACCCTTTAAATAGAAGTTTTAAAAAATAAAAACCAATAGCAAGTTTGGCAATAATAGCAAATACTGCGGGGTCGGCTAATTCTTTAATTTGGTTTATAAAATCTTTAAAGTCCATTATCTTGGGCAAATATTTGAAATTAATAAATTTACGTTTTTTTCTATGTTGCCAACCTTATCCTCAAGAGGTTTAAACCTTTCATCCATTTTTTTATTTATTTCATTATTTGCTTTGCTTTTAATGGTGTGAAATAAACAATAACCAAATATTGCAAATGTTACCGTAGAAAAATTAGGAGCTTGTTCCATCAATTTTACAATTTGGATTATTTCATTCATTTCTTTTTCCTCCAATGTTTACCGCCACGAATAATAACTGCACAATAAAATAGTTTTGCTTTCCAAACTTCTAAACTACTATTGCGTAAACCGCTATAAAAAGCCATGTCAGCATCTCTACGAAACATGTCAAAGGTTCTTAGCTCTGAGTATAAAAAGTCATGAGCAATAGCATTTTCCACGCCAACATCAAAGTTAGAGAAAAAAGGTTTAAAAATAAACGGAATTGTGAAGCCATTAGATTCAAAGCCTGTAGGAATTATATAAAGCTCAGGAAGTTTTTGACCAGCAAAATTAATATAAAATCTTAAATCTTTTTTAAGAATAATTTTATCTTTTTTATCTTTTTTTGGTGCGTAAACTGGTTCGTCTATAAATTCAAATCCTGATTTCATATTATTCAAATTTAATTGCTTCGACTTCCTCAACACTTTTACAAGCATTGATTTGAATTTCTTTTATTTTAAGAAGTTTATTATTGTTGATTTCTCTATTTTGGATATGATCAGCTATAGAAAATGCAACAGGAAAAATATTTACTACACCAGCTTGTTCTTTACCGTCTTTGATAATAGTTGTAGAATATGGAACAATTTTTTGTTTTATGCAATTGTCATAAATTGTTTTTTCGCTTGCGTAATCAGTGCCAGTTTTTTTAGCAAAATTCATGCAACTTACATAATCCATATTGCATTTACTAAGAACGCTTTCAGGAGTTAAATTGCTATTTGGAATAGAATCAACATGCCAGTAAAACTTAACTTCAGCTCCAATTTTAAAGCCATCTATAATTTCGGGGGCTAGGTGAGATGTATATTTCTCTGTTTTTTTAGATAAAATAAAAGTTTCAAGTTTAGCAAGTTTATCATCTTTTGCTTTTTGGAGCAAATAAATTTTAGCTTCTTCGGTATTTGTAATGTCAACCCAATCGGCAAAGCCCATTCCTATTTCGGAAATATTATTGAATTCTTTAACATCTCCGTTTTTGTTTTTTAGTAATATCATATATTAAAGTTTAATGTTAAAATCAAAATAACCTTTTGTCAGAATTGCAAAATTACTGCTTGGTGCAGTATATGTAAAAGCTAAATCAACTTGTGCCAACGAATTAAGAGGAACAAAGCCCGTCGGATTTTGGGCTTGATATCCGTTAATTGCACCACCACCGAAAAAATTGCCACCTGATTGTCCTGTATTTCTATAATTAAAATCTTGTGCAACAACTCCTGCTCCTGTGTAAACCATGGTCATTCTTATATATGCTAAAATGTTTGGTTTTGATGGACATGATAAAGAGTAAGTTTGGTAAACTCCGCTTGTAGGACTCGTAGGAGTATAATCGGTTATTTCGTTGACATAAGACATATATTGTCCAGCTAGCGTAAATGGTCTAATATTTCCGCTTCCGTCGGTTAAAACAGCTCCTCTATAAGATTCTTTATATCCAGCAGGAATATTTGCACCTGTGGGGCTTATGTCAAAACCAGCATCATTTATTGTGCCATTAGTTATAGCAAATAAATAGTATTTTGTAGAATTCGCTTTTGTTCCCGAAAATAACCCACCTTGATTTGTTCCTGCAACCCATGATGCATCAAGTCTTTTTACTAAAGTCGATGATAATAAAACTTGACCCGAGCCGTCATCAAGTGGGGCATTACCCGCACTAAAATCAATATCATTGTTTGCGTCACTAGCATTATTTGCAATCGTGATTGGGTTATTGAGATAAGCAACGCCTTGGTTGGTGGTGCTGGCTTTGGTTGCATTTATTAAATTAAAATAACCTTTTTCAGGATTTAAAATTATCCAAGCATCATTGGCAGAATTTCTTTGAAAATGGTAAATACCATTAATTAATAAATCACTAGCTTCAACCGCAATTTCAGTTTTAGTGGCACTTAATTTTTTAATAACCGCAGTGCTTGCTGGATTAGCAATAGCACTTACTTGCTGATAAGGGGTTGTTGT